TGGAAGCTGCTCGTAGCTCTTGGTGGTATTGTGTCGTTTGCAACAGTTGTTGTTTTGAAGTTGTTTGGATTTATAAAGGGCTACTAATATGAAGCTACTGAAAGGCTGGAAGACGCTGACATTTAACATCCTAGCTATTGCAGTGATGCAGTGGGATGATGTAAGACAGGGCATCCTAGCTTTGTTTGGTGGGTGGGAATACGCAGTGTCTGTATTGGCCGCTTTAAACATTGTACTGCGTGTTATTACTGTCGGCCCAGTGGCTATGATGTGGATTAGTAAAGGAGAGCAAGATGGCGTGGAAGTTCGGAAAGAAAAGCCTTGAGCGTTTAGCTGGCATTAAAGAACCGTTACAAACTCTTGCCAAGGCTGCAATTACTGATAGTCCATACGACTTTAGCATCACTAACGGACTGCGTACACTAGAAGAGCAGAAGGTACTAGTCGCTACAGGCAAGAGTAAGACTATGAAGTCCAGACATCTAACAGGCGATGCTTTTGATATTGCAGTATTTGTTGACGGCAAGCTTACATGGGACCTGAAGTACTACAAAGCAGTAGCAACGCACATTAAGAAGGTTGCTGCTAAACTCGGCATTAAGATTACATGGGGCGGTGACTGGAAATCGTTTATCGATGGCCCGCACTTCCAACTGGAGAAATGAGATGATACCAGTAATGCAACCAATGTTTGATATGTACATTAAGCCGTACCTGATGTTAATTAAGATTGGTATAGTGGCACTGTTCTTTGGCACGATCATAGGTCTGTCCTTTTGGGGCGGAAAGAAATACGAAGAAGGTAACACCATAGACGCGGAAAACAGAGCCGCTCTGCTGGCAGAAGCCCAGAAGTCCCAACTAGCTGCTATTCAGGCCCTGAACGATGCAAACACAGCCTGGGAAGAGTTAGCCAAGGCCCAGGGAAAAAAGCACGACGAGGAACTTGTAGCCCTCGAGAAAAAACTTGACGTACTCAAAGCCAAAGAGCTGAAACTTGAGAAAAAACTAAAGGAAGCATATGAAAAAGACACTGAATGGGCTACTACTCCTATCCCTACTTCTTACGGCAGGTTGCTCGACGAGGCCGGTAAAGACTGAGACCGTCACTGTCTATGTTCCGCAGTACGCCCAGATCGACAAGCAGTATACTGACAAGGAACTACTACCGGTAAGCGCTTTTGGAGTCAATGACGACCTAGCCAGAGCCTATATTGAGGCTGTTGAGGCCCTAAAACGGGCTAATGCCAAGCTAGAAGCGATCGAAAAGATCCAAATTGACGAAAAGCCATGACAACTATTGCCTGGAAGAACGGGCAACTGGCCGCGGACAAGAGACTTGACCAGTGGATGACCACCTGTAAGATCTTTAAACTGCCAGACGGTTCTCATATTGCAGGAGCTGGCATGTTTGACGACGTAATTGAGGTAGCCGCGTGGTTTTCAGCTGGTTGCCCACCAGAAACTAAGCCTCAGTATGCCGAAGACAACACAGATCTGCTGCTAATGGGCCCTGATGGCGCATGTTACTGGCTAACGGACCCGTTTTTACGTAAACAGAAGGTTGCCGAGGAGTATTATGCCATTGGTTCTGGCGCAAAGTACGCTCTTGGCGCAATGGCTGCTGGCAAGTCTGCCAAAGAAGCCGTTTTGATAGCATCTAGGTACGATCCTGACACCGGAAATGGGGTAGATGTGGTCAGATCTCGCAAAAAACGAAATATTTCTGCTAAGTGACTATAACTTTTTGCGTTCCGTGGTGTTAATATACTTAGTAACTACGCAACTTGTCCTATAGGAGGACCCATATATGTCAGATAATGATCAAAACAATAACCCAGTCGCAGAGAATACAGAAATTGAAGTGAATATGTATGTATACACTAACAATGCTCCTGATGCTCCTGCTGAATCTCTACTAAGACTCTTCTACGAAGGCACAATGACTAACAGTATTGGTGCTATGAGAGCTAAGAACACAAAGACTGGGGAACAAGAACTACTTCTGGTAGGTATTTACTTCAAAGAAGACGGTTCTTCAGACACTTTTCCTCTGGCCCGAGTTCTCAGTGCCGACGATGCCCTTACTTATGTCTCTCCGGACGGCAAAGGTGGCTGGTTCGAGCCTATGATCGAGGTTCCAGAACAGACTCAGTAAGGAACTTTAATGACCAGAATTCGAGATGTGTGGAACAAAGCTGTTGATTATGCTGGCGACGTTATCCAAGGCGGCGTTAATCTGGTCACTGCGCCAAGTATTGGTGCTGCTGTTAATTCTGCTAAGACAGGTTATGTGCAGTCTGTAGACCGCAATAACGACGGTGTTATTAGCCCTTGGGAAGGTCTGCGGTCTTATATGATCGGAGTTCCTGCTAACGTTGTCAACACTCTAGCCTACACAGGCGATCCGTCAAGGGGTACTACTATGCCACAGGCTCAGTACGTACCTACCGGTAACTCCGTGTTTGGTAACTCGATGGGCCTGGACAGCTACGGATTCTTTGCAAATGCCCCTCAGTCCATAGACAGCAACTTTTATAACACCCAACCACTGAGTTCGTTTGGACAGCTAATGGCCCCTCAGTACGGCCAGTTGCCTGACCTTTCGAACAATGCGTGGTACCAGGGCCCAGGTGCTGGATCTATGGGCCCAGTCCCGCCAGCCCCACAAGCTCCTGTACAGGCTCCTGTAGCCCCGGTTGCTCCTACAGCCCCGTCTACCACCATTAGTGGCATTATGGGCGCAAATAAGCCTACACCGGTCCAGTATCCTAATAACGCTGTAGCTATGTATAACGCAGCTCCTATGATGTCTAAAGCTGACATGAACGCCATCAACATGAAAGCCGGAGCTGCTAATATGCTGTACGACCCTATGTCTAGAACAATGAAAGACACCTCTATTTCTTCTAGGTTTGACCCCATGGCGAGGCATAATGCGTTCGTCAAAAAGCTCGATATGGCCAAGTATGCTGGTGAGTTGAACCCAGGAAAAGCCCTAGAAGATGCCCAATTTAACGCTGAAATGAATGCAAAACTTGCCAGTATGGCCCAATAATATGAGACTTGACTATGAATGCAGAGTGGGTAAAAACACTAACTGAGTGCTATAAACAGGGCTATTCAGACGTCGAAGTTTGCAGAGAACTAAGAATCACACTAAAACAGTTTAACAAAGCCTACTCTGATAACGATGCTTTTGCCGAGATCGTAGACTTCGGACGTATGCTAAGCCACGCGTGGTGGATGGAAAAGGCCCGTACTAATCTAAGTGAGAAGGCTTTCAACACCTCGTTGTACGTAATGGTCATGAAAAACCGTTACGGATGGGCAGAGAAAGTGGAGGCCTCGCAGGTCGACAATTCTAGCCTATCGTCTGTGCAGGAACTGAGACAACGTCTCGAGAAGGAGCTTCCAAAATTGGTGAAGACTCTCAGACCAGACCTCAGCGATGCCAAGTTGCTCGATGTACTACAGGAGCACGCACATGCAGCCGAATGATATAGACGCGTTGCTGGGCTCTATTAGTACTCAGTCGTTTAAGGACCAGGTGAAGGAGGTTGCTCCTTCCCTGGAACTTTCTGATAGCAACGCTAGAGCTATGCAGTCTCTAGTTGATTTGGTAGAAAGCTACCAGAACTCACTAGAAAACTCCGGAACTGGCAAATGGTTTGTGGACGGCTCTACGTACTCAATTGAGAACTGCCCTAAACACAGTGCCTTTTTTACTGCATCGAAAGCCTATACAGAGACTTTGTTCATAGCGGGTAACCGCTGCGGTAAGACTCTAGCTGGTGCCTTTGCTATGGCGTGTCATCTGACAGGCGACTACCCTAGCTGGTGGAATGGTAAGACGTTTGACAGACCCATCAAAGCATGGGCAGCTGGCTCAGACGCTAAGTCCACCCGAGATACGGTACAGAAAGAGCTACTAGGATCGATCGGTAACTGGGGCACAGGTCTCATTCCGAAAGAGAAGATGGGGCGTTTCTGGGCTCTGTCCGGTGTTCCGCAAGGTGTGGATACCATCGAGATTAAGCACTCCTCTGGCGGCATCTCTACACTAGGCTTTAAGAACTACCAGCAGCAGTTGTCTGCGTTTTATGGTACTGCAATGGATGTTATCTGGCTAGACGAGATCTGCCCTGCTGACATCTACAACGAGTGCTTGATTCGTACCATGACTACCGATGGTATTATCTTTGTAACGTTTACTCCGCTAGAAGGCCTGACTCCGCTAGTAGTAAACTTCTTCAGCAAAGCTGATCTGCTAGCTGGAAGTAAGCCGCTACTGGGTGTGTCTAACGAACAGACAGAAGATGATGGTACAGACTCAAGACTAGCAAGTAGGAAGGTAGCTAAGGCTATCGTTACCGCGGGATGGGATGACGCCCCGTGGCTGACAGAAGAAGCTAAAGCTCGAATGCTTGATGATACGCCGCCTCACTTGAGAGCCGCGCGTTCCAAGGGCGAGCCTAGTATGGGATCCGGTAACATTTACCCAATCCCGCTGTCTGAAATCCTCATCAAGCCTTTTGAAATTCCGCCCTACTACGAACGCATATGCGGCTTCGACGTAGGCTGGAATAACACAGCAGCTGTGTGGTTGGCTAAGAACCCAGACACTGGCGTAGTGTATATGTACGACGAGTACATCAGAGGTGGCGAAGAGCCGCCTGTTCACGCCTCAGCCATCAAAGCCAGAGGTACCTGGATTCCGGTGTTGATTGACCCGGCCTCTCGAGGAAGATCTCAGGTAGACGGACGCAAGTTGATGGATATGTATAGAGCTGAAGACATGCTACTGTATCCAGCTAATAATGAGGTAGAGTCCGGTATTCTGAATGTGTGGAGTCACCTAAGCACAGGTAAGTTAAAGATATTCGACACACTGCCAAGAGTACAAAAAGAATACACACTGTACCGCAGAGACTTAAACGGTAGAGTTATTAAAGAAAACGACCACTTACTAGACGCTCTTAGATACGCACTCAACATGAATATCAGAGCTATATCAAAGCAACAAGCTACTTCAGTTGGCAAGGGATTAAAAGGATTTACCACGTCAATGAAGTACGACATTTAAGGGATAAAGAATGCTAGCTAGCGAACAAGAGTTGATGACTAAGGCGGTAGAAGAGAGCGAAAGAGCTAAGGCCTCTGCGTTTGCCAAAGATAATGGCCTAGACGCTCTCGGTCAGCACATTGTCGACTTGCTTAAGAAGCGCATTAATAACCGTGCTGCTAAGCAAGAAGAGTGGACAGAGTGCGGCTACTTGTACTTCGGTAACATGTACGGCAACTCCTACCTAGGAGAGAACCCGTTCTTTGACCAGAAGCAACGTAAGCGCCGTCCTGACTTCAACATTGTCCGCACTAAGTGTGATGCTGCTATCTCGCAGTGTATTGACATGCAGTTTGCTGTTAGTGAAAAGAACTGGGATCTGTGGCCGTCAGCTAATAGCCAGGATCCTACAGACAACATCAGATGCGCTCTTATGTCCGACGAGATCGAAACTCAGTTGGACGGAACTCGTTATGGCTTCCAGGCCCGTAAGGCCATGTTCGATCGCGTTGTCTTTGGTACAGGCATTCTAAAAGGTCCTGTAAACTGCGGTAAGTTGTCCAATAAGTATGTCCGTGATGAGTTTTCTGGCGTGTGGGAATCCCGTCCGGAGGTTGTTTATAAGCCAACAATTGAGCGTGTCGATCCGTGGATGTTTTTCCCGGACGATACCGTTAATGATGCTGACAAGATCAGCGATGCTGTGCAAGTGCACCCGATGTCTGCGTATGAACTGGCTGCATATAAAGACCATGACGGTTATGATGCCGCCACAATTGAAGAAATTCTAAAGACTCCGCCTACAGTTTATGCTACGGAGTACTTTCTCGAATACACCAAACTAGCTGATGCTAATCCGCGCTTGTTTAAAGACAAGTATTGTGTGATTGAGTACCACGGCTGCATTACCAAGAAGCTGCTTGACGCTGCTGAAATTGAACCGCTTTATGATTCGCCTACAGAAGACTACTTCGGAGAAGTGTGGGTCTGTAATGGCAAAGTAATTCGTGTGGAGCTGGAAAACATTGAAGCTTCATTCGAAACTCCTTACGCCATCTCGCAGTGGAGAAAGGATCCGTCAAGTGTGTTTGGTTTTGGTCATCCACTGTCTATGAGAGACCAGCAGCGTGTTGTTACCCAGACCTGGAGAATGGTGCTGGACAATGCGTCTTTGTCGTCAGGTCCTCAAGCCGCCTTACAAAACCGATTCATTCAGCCCGCTGACGGTGAATGGGAGATGGCTCCCCGTAAAGTGTGGTATCTGACTGATCCGATGATGAAGGTTGGCGATGCTATTCAGTTCTTTGAAACTCCTAACGTCACTAATGACCTCCTGCCTGTGCTGAACCTAGCACGCCAGTTCTCGGAAGAAGAGTCTGGTACTCCTGCTATTGCAGCCGGTCTGCAGTCCACACAGATGGGCAACTCTGCTACTGGTGACATTATTGCAGCTAAGGCCTCTACTACTATCCTAGATGCTCTTTCTGAAGAGTGGGATGATCAGGTCACACAAAAGATTATTCGTCGTATGTACGCCTGGAACATGCAGTACAGTACGCGCGAAGAGATTAAAGGCAACTACGTCATTGACGTACGTTCCGCCAATGAATACAAGAATAAGCAAATGAACATCCGTGACATCGAAAGACTGTCTATGGAGAGTGCCCAGAATCCTAACCTAGCTAAGTGGCTGAATCAGGATGCTTTGACACAGACTCGTCTTGCTATGATGTCTCTGCCGTCCCGTAACATTATTCGCTCTGAAGAAGAGGCCGATGCGTGGGAGAAGGAACAGCAAGCTGCTGCTGCTCAGAACAATCCGCATGCTATGAAAGCCCAGATTGAAATGGCCAAGCTTGAAGTCGACAAACAACGACTCGCTATGGAAGGCCAGATCGCTAGCATGGAAATGCAGGTGGATCAGATGCGTGTTCAGATCGATGCTCGTATGGCTGAGATGAAAGAGCAAGTTGCTTTGGCTAACAATCAAGCTATGGCTATGGCTGCTCAAGCGTCTACGCTCAAGGCTCAGTTGGAATACGAAGCTAAGATGGCTAAACTGGAAGCTGACGCTCGTAAGTCTGGCACATCCGCTGCTCTGGATGCTACTAAGTTCGATGCTGATCTGGCTATTAAAGCCGCGGCTCAGCAGCAAGATATTATCATCAAGAACAGAGAGATGGATTTGTTCGAACAAGAACTACAGGTTAAACGAGAAAAAGGCACAGGAATCTAAATATGAATTCAGACTTGACGAGTACGTCCCTCCGCCCCGAAGAAGACATCAATTTTGCTGGTAAAGATTGGCATCTGCTTAAGGCCCACCTCCATGACAAACTTGAGTGGCTAACCGCGATGTTATGTGGTGACATCTCTCACGACGAGTCTAATAAAATCAGAGGTCAGATCCTCTTAGCAAAGACGATCATTGCCCTTGAAAAATCCGTCCGCAACATGCCGACCCGCTAATAGGAGTTACTAATGACAAAAGATGTCGAACAGCAGTTTTATGATGAAGTTTCTAAAGCCATCCAGGACCAAGACTCAAAGACACTAAGCACTTTGATTGAGTTTGAGGAAGACAAGAAAGAAACTGAGACCGGTCCTACACAAGAGGATCTAGCAACAGACCAAGATCAGGAAGATCTTGAGAAACCGACAGAGACTGATGGGCCGGGCGATGAGCTCCGCACTGATGATGATGTTGAAAGCGGAGACAACGAAGAGACTGTCGAGAGCCTTAAAAAGCAACTCGAAGAAGCTCGCAACGTTGACCACAGGCTTAAGTCT